TGATTGTGGTGTCACCACTTTCCACAGTCGCAATTCTAGACGAATTGTCACTCAAATCAGTCTCTAGAGTCCCTATTCTCGTCACATTATCGGTCAAATCCACCTCGAGAGTCCCTATTCTCGTCACGTTATCGGTCAACCCAATTACATTTGATGTTTGAATGTTATCTATGCCTGAGCCATCACCGGAAAGCGTTCCTGTAGTACTTATACTTCCGGTGATAACGAGTTTATTTGACGCCGTATCATCTATGAATACGTTTGAACCTATGGCCACTTTTCCGGGGAAATTAGTTATGTTCGTAGACGTCATTACTATTAATATACAAAAGATTTTAAGGTATCATTACCTATACTTATAGATTCTAGCTTACCTTCTGATGATGAAGATTTATACTCCACGTAGAGATCGACCCCATACGCGGTCGTACCCGTCGCACTCGGTTCGAGTATGACTTTAGTGGGTGTGGTAAACACCGTTCCGTTCCATGGTTTAGTGTTAGTGTTACCAAACATGGAAACGGTGCCATTTGCAATATTGAGTGATGAAGTCGTGCCGTCGCGCGTACCACCCTGGGCGTCGAGTATCATTGTGCTGACTTCTTCGTTCCCGTGTGTTAATTGCGCCGTGATTTTAGCGTGGAATACGTTTGAAGAGAATGTCATTGCCACGTTTGCGAAATCTATGGGTACACTCACGTTACTGTATGAGTAGTGTTTACACGTGAATGCATCTTTGTTTACAACGATACCACCCGAAGACACTATACCGACATCTGGGTTTGTAAACTGTATGACTCGCGTCGTCGTGTTTCCTTCACCAGTGACTTCTTCGAGATTATTCTGGTTATACACGGCCGCGAGTTCAACCGCACCGATTGTGATCGTCGAACCAAACGATGCATTTCCGTTTACCACGAGCACGTTTGAGCCATCGTCATCGACATACAAGTTTGATGAAACACTTAAATCGTGTTCGGGGCTCGTATTAGACACACCCAATTTACCCTCCTCTATGTGAACGTTTCCTTTTACATACATAACATTTGATCCCACATCGTCAATCCATATATTTGACCCCACGTCTAGTGTGTGCACCGGATTCACATTCGCTATGCCTACATTTGCTGTGGTAACAAAGCTCGTCAATGCGTTTGCAAACTCCACGGTATTGTATGTCACGTTACCAACTAGTGTGACATCATCGAATGAGGATCCGGTACCAACGCCTATGGAATCGAGAGTGATTTGTTGTGCAACAATGTTACCTCGAATCGTCAAAATATTGGAACTTGTGTCATTAAAACACACATTAGAACCAATCGCGAGATCGCAAGTGGGATTTGTGTTAGCTATGCCTACATTTCCAGTCGTCGTGAGACTCACCACATTTTCTATGTGAATAGTTTGACTCGTGACGTTTCCGTTTATAAGAACGTCTTCCAAATTGGATGCGATATTTTCTAAGAAAGAGCCATCCCCGATGAATCGAGTTGCGTAGACGTTACCATCAACGTGTACCACATTTGAGCCCGTGTCATCCATATACAGATTAGAACCGATACTCAAATCATGTTCAGGTGCGCTATTCGCAATGCCTACAGCTCCGGATGTCACTATACTGATCGCGTTATCAAATTCAACTGTATTTGAAGATACATTTCCATTGATGATAATCTGTTCAAAGGTAGAGGCGACGTTTGTTAAGTATGAGCCATCTCCGATGAAACTGAACGCGACGACGTTTCCAGTAATTTCTATGGAATTAGACGCGGTGTTCCCGGTATTCACGACTTGTTCCAATGTTTGGAGCTTTGTGAGTATGTTTTCGGGTGCAATCTTCTTCATGTCATTATTGGTTTCATTGACATACACGTAGTTGGGAGATGAAGATATTGGTGCGTTTGGAATGTCATTTGAACGACCCACGCCCGTCACGAATATCACACCGTTGTTTTTATGAACCTTGATACATATACCAACGTTTTGAATTTTATCATTGAGACCGTATGGTTTTGTACTCATAATGAGACCGGTACCCACATTACTTACATACACAGTTTGACCTTCCGTGTATCCAGTGGTATCTATACCAGTCACTTTACCATACGCTACTGCGGCACCCTCCTGGCCATCTGCGATGTTTTCATGAATAAGACCAATGGCAGGCATGGTTGATGAACTATCTGATTTAGCCAACGCTACATTTGCGATATTATTGTTAAATGAGTCTACAATATACACTGCGTTTCCTTTATAAAGTGTAGAACCGGTGGTATTGTGCACTTTAATAAAATTATGTAAATTGTATTCATTGACCCATTTTGAGCCATCATACACGAGAAGTTGGTCTTCTGAAAGTGACGCGATGTCTACGTTCGACAATTGGTCGAGATTAAGACCCACTTTAGACGTGAGATCTGTCGTAAACGAATCCATGTTAACATGGGATGCGCGTACGTTTCCCGTTACATAAATCACGTCACTTGCCAAGTCGTCTATCACGACGTTAGAACCCACGTTTAATGCACGAGAAGTGTACGTGTTACCAGTGACGCTCAGGATTGTATCGCCTGTGTCGTCTATATATAAGTTTGAACCCACATCTAAAGTATGTATGGGTGAGACATTTGAAATACCAGCTTTGGTAGATTCGGTAACAAATGCGGGTTCACCTTTAAGAATCATTGTATTCGATCTCACATCACTGTCTTTAGTGGCGGTAATTACATCTATTGCCAAAATACCACACTCCATAACCTCTTTAGTTAACGTGTTATACGTCATCATCCTCACATTTGTATCAAACAAATCGGGTTGTTCTCGGATAGGTGTCATGTACACCGCACCAGGAGTGTTTGCATCTATTTGAGCATTACTCGCGTTGAATACAATTGTATTTTCCCCTTGGTCGTCTGTACAGTTCTTACCAAACCTAATCTTGGTGGAACGCTCCACCGTCGGTAAGTTCTTAACCATTTAATATAGTGTTGCATTTTAATTTGCATAAACGAGTCCCGCCATTCCGTTTTGTATACGTAATATATTGTAATTTACTGCATAAATTGGGTCACGGATTGGTGCATTTTCGCTCATGATTTTTGCTGAATCAAGTCTACTGAAATTTAAAGTACCCGTGGGTTGAAGAGAGCTCGTAGATAAGCAAAAGCAATACAAAAAGAAATCTGGAGACGTGACAAAATTCGTGTGATAATAATTCATCACATCTATGTAGTGCGGTTTACCCCACCTGTATTTACCAACATCTAAACCATTAATATTTAATTTAACCTTGTTTGTCGTAGAAGTCAGTGCACCTTCTGTCGTCGTATCGGAAGACGCAAGATACTTTACTGGGTGATTAAACGTGAGTTCTTGTATCGTTTCGCCAGATGGAATGTTCTTTTGCACTTGTGTTATCAACATTTCGTGATTTCTGGATACGAGGTTTCCTCGCTCTTCGTTGTCCAAATAATAATAGTTTGCATACATTTCTACGTTGTAGTTTCCTGCATCTGGCCCCCAATGTATGCGCATTTCGACGTCGTGATAATGTAAAGCTACGATCGGTAAAGCGCATTGAGGACCTTCACAAAAGAAAAATCTAAATGGATAAAAATAAGAACGCGCGCTCACGCCCGGGTGTGTCCCGTTTGCACTCTTAGATACATTTTGTGCGAACGTATCGATGGCGATTTTTTCGGTAAAAATGCCATCTTGTGTGTCAATGACGTGCCCCCCTATCAATATTTCAGCCTTTTCCACGATTCTGTCCCATCTTTGGGTATCGAGTGCTTGATTGTTATCATCCAATGTGAGATACACGTATCCCAATAAATCACCAGTTTTTTCAAACTTTACTGATGACATAGCGTTACTTTTCACATTCCCCTGTATGGTCTGCTTCTCGACGGACTGTGAAAAATTTGAATGCCGTTTAAACGTCGACGAGAAAAATGAAATCTCTGGCTCACCCATGATGTGTTCATCTTGGGCTCCGATGGCTATCAATTGAACGACACCCGCCGACATTTATAATAATAAAAGGTAAAAAATGTACGTACCTAACGCCCAGACTCTACGAAGGGCATGTTCCTGTTTTTGCAGACAAATTTAAAAACCAAAAAATTGTCGGCGCCATCCGTGATGGTGGCACCATTTTCATCCCTGAGTGTAAACGTCAATCTATCGAGTTTTCTGATTGGCGTGACATACTGAGATAACACGTCGTATTCGTTTTTGAATACGATTGGATTGGAACCACCCTGAATCAATGTACCGAAGCCATTGTTCAAAGTCGTCATACTCGCTTGACCTTCAAAAATATTAGAAGTTCTTTGTGCAAAATTCGTGTTTAATTCATTGATCGATATGTGACACACATTAGAGCCAGCTGCATCAATTCTCGCGGCGGAGAGTCGAGCTTGGACGATGTTTTCGAGTGGCTGGGTCAAGTGCACCGTGAAAGTATTTTTACTATCTTGGCCGATGGTATCCACCGTTATGGAATGATACTCATACTCAAAATCTGGTAATTGTGCACGCGTCGCAGTCACAAGACTCATTTACAATAGCTTAGATTAAAGATCCACCAATTCCACCGACAATCTTGGCGTCGGCGCTTCTGCGAACGAACGCTTGGTCACCACAGATACCACCTGGAGACAAAGACTTGGTGTAGTACGCGGAGTCCTTGGATCCTGGAACACACTCGATCTTGTGCTCCAAGTCAAAAATGGATTCGGCAGCGCCTTCGGGGGCTGGTTCGATGTTGATTGGTCTGGGCTGGTACCCACTGCGAACACCCGCGAAGGTCACGAGGGCCGACAAGAGGCAGAACACAATGACGATGGCCGTGAGGGTGTTTCGGTTTGTGGCGTTAAGCTTCATTTATTATGTATCCAACATTTTTTATATAAAGTGCGTTAAAGAATTTGGATTACTTTCAAAGTACAGAGTAATGGACGGTGAAATCGTGCTCGACCGGAGTCATGGTCATGTCATGAAACTAGATGATGATGAACAGGCGCTGATGGATGAGATTGAGATTGAAGCCCCGCGTCCACGTTCTGCCAAACTTGTACCCAAACCAAGTGTGTATCGCCCACCACAGCGTGCGGCACCAGAAGTTCAAGAAGACATCGATGCCTTCGCGAATCCAACGAAACAGAGTGCTCCTCCACCACCACAAGACGAACCAGTCGATTACGGTGAATACGAAGAGGAATATGAGCAGCAGCCATACATGCAGGGTGACTACACCATGCAAGAAGAAGAACGTCCTTCTCCTGGATACAAAAGCATAGACGAGGAGAAGGCGGATCTCGTAAACAAGCTCAGTCGTCTTGAAAAGAAGGGGTTCACCGTGAATAAGCGTCTCAATGTGTACTCGAACATTGATGATCTTAGAACCGAAGTGAAGAGAATTACCTATAGTATCGATGTAGACAAGTCTATCAAGTTCTCCAGACGTATGCTCATCGCGTGTGTCACAGGCCTTGAGTTTTTGAATAAGAAGTATAATCCATTTGAGATTCAACTCGAAGGCTGGTCTGAAAACGTGATGGAAAACGTAGACGACTACGATGAGGTGTTTGAAGAACTTTACGTCAAGTACAGAACGAAGATGCACGTCGCTCCAGAAATCAAGCTCGTGATGATGCTCGGTGGTTCAGCGATGATGTTCCACTTGACGAACAGTATGTTCAAATCCGTGATGCCTAACATGAATGATATTCTCAAGCAAAATCCAGGACTCGTGCAAAACATGGTAGATGCCGTGAAGAACACGACACCGAGAGGTGCGATGGAAGCGCCATCCAGTGAACCATCGGGTGAACGCTACGAAATGAAGGGTCCTGGTATCGATATATCCAGCTTGATGGGTAACATCATGATGCCCCCGACACCACCCATGTCTACGTCGGCTCCACAGCCGATCCCACAAGTGGACGACGATGACGACGATGCAATTTCAGACATTGTAGAAGCCCCAGAAGAAGTTGAAGAGGAAGAGGACGTCAAGGAGGTCAAGGTCTCAGGAACAACTAAGGGAAAGCGTGGTCGTAAGAAGAAGTCAGTAGAAATAAATTTGTAAGCGTACAGTATAAATGATAGGGTACTGTCCCATCGAGGAAGAACCGCCAGTGCGCGTTCCTCAGATGCGTGCTCCATCTCAGAGAGCTCCGGCTAAGAGCTCTCGAATGGAAGACACGGAGACAAACTATGTGGTCTTATTCTTTATCGCGGGCGTTCTAGCGCTCGCCGCTATGGATTCTATTAAAAAATAGTTGAGTAAACACCTTTTACCATTCACACAGAACGTGAATGGTAAAAAGAGAAATTTAAGCATTTTCGAGGTCCTCGACCATTTCCCGAAGTTCGTTGATCGCGGCTACTGTGTATGATATCAGACCCACGTAGTCCAGTTTTGCGTGTTCTTCACCCCAATCTTCGTAGTTAGGTTCGTTTTTAGTTTCATTCGGTTTCGCATCCTTGCCGAGTTGTACCAAGTGTCGCAATTCAGGGGCATCGTAATAGATATCCTGTGCGATGAAACCAGACTCCATGAGACCATTCTTTTCGTACATATACGGTTTCAGTTTAGACAATGTGTCTAGTGAATTGACGATAATTTCTGAGTTCGATTTAACACGTGCATCTGATGTCTGTGATACCGTGACGTTAGATAAACCAGTTCCGTCGCCGTAGTAAAATTCGGCGTATATGTTACCCGTTATGACTAAATTTGCACTTTCGTTATCTATAACTTCGTCATAATAACTTGTACCAAATGATATACTGTGTTGTGGATTTGTATTGTGGAACCCAATTCTTGCAGTTGTACTAGATATATAAGATTCTGTAATAAACTGCGTAGACGCACCTGGTCCATTAACCCATTGAGGTAAACCAGAACTATTTACCGCCAAAAACTGACCAGCTGAACCTAAGGGTAATACATCGAGCGTATCAGTCGCCGAAGCGTAGAGTATATCACCTTGTGAAAATCCATATATTCCATTGGTTGAAGTTATTATGATGTTACTTTCGAGTGAAGATAATCTAGAATTTATTAAAACTGAAGACTGTGATACACCCCATTCTGGTACACCAGATGATCCCACGGTTAGTACACTTCCTTGTGCGGCGCTTATACCCAAATTAGATAAATTACCGTTTGTAGGTGCGTATAGTAAATCACCTTTACTGAAATCATTAGTGATACCAGTCGTGTTTGTTATGATCGTTGCTTGTGCGAGTGTATCTATTCTAGATGAATTGTTGTCTAAATCACTCTGTGAAGCGATCGATGTTATGTTAGAACCATCGCCATAAAAAATACTCGCTGTCACGTTTCCGGTTACCGAAACGTTTCCACTCGTTTCAAAAGAGGTCGTTGGATTTGAAAAAGTCACGATGTCTGTAGTACTACTACCCCTTGTAGTGACCTGTTGAAGCGTCGGTGTCACAGTCCCCTGTCCAGATAAATTAGATAATTGTGAACCATCACCGTTCAAATACCCACCCACATCTAAATTACCTCCAATTTCTATGCTGTGTGATGTCGTGTTTCCATTATCTGTGACTGTCTGTAGAGTTAACATATCACGCCTTAATAATTTTTGTGTATCCCTTCCAGTTGAACAACACGGCATTCTAAAATTACTTTTTATTATTTTTTAATCGTTCTATGCGCTCCCTGAGTTCCTGTATAGATTTTACGACATAGGCTATGAAATGTAAGTATCTCAAACACGCAGGGCGTTTCCCCCAATCTGAATAATTGGGTTCGGGTGTGTGTTCGTTTGGATTCGCATCTCTATCTGGCCACACAATGTGTCGCATTTCTGGTACGTCGTAATACATTTCTTGTGCAATGAACCCTGATTCATGTTTACCACCTTTTTCATATAATTTTGGTACGAGTCTACTTAATGTATCAAGTGCATGTGTCATTTTACTTATTTGTGTTTTTAAACGTTTGTCACTAAATACTAATAGATAACCAGCTTTTCCTAAAAACGGTGCCCCAGATGGATTCAGAGTCCCACCAAACGGTATACTTGGGAATTGCGGAAATACCATAAAACCACCATCACCATTTAAACTTCCATAAATATCACCGTATGTATATAACTTCCATTTTATACCAGAAGGGTGCTTTGTACTACCAGTTCCTGAATATGAACGACCATCTTCTGAATAAAACATGCTATCGTTAAAACGAAAACTAAATAAAAGATTTGATGGGGCAGCACCCGACGCTATGGGTATTCGACCAGATACAGCTGTCATTATCTTATCTGTTCTAAGTTCAACCGTAATATAATCTAAACTACCACTCGTACCAGTTGTAAATATTGGAGCATTTCCGGGAGTTTCAGAATAGTTACTTGGATGTAACCACATGACATTTTCACCCCATTCATCTACTCTTAAAAGTCTCCCAAACCCAGTTCCATAATCCCCTGTCGTAAGGTGTGTATTATCCGCACGAGTCTCCCTCTCTAAGTTTACTAATTTATTTGTATCTTCTGCATATAATATGTCTCCGGTCGCAAGGGATGAAATCGTATTCGTATTTGTAAACATAACATTTTGTTCCATTGACTCAAGTCTGTCTATTTCGCCCGTCAGATCGGGAAAATCTATATCTACCCATTCGAGTTGTTTAGATGCGATATTGGCGAATAACACTTGATCCGTTGAACCTATAGTCAATTTATCTAAAACGCCATCACTCGTAGATACAAGCAAATCACCCTTCACAGTGTCCGTGAGACTATCCGTGTTTGTGATGATGATATTAGATTCAGTCGCCGTTATTTTAGAATCAAGCACAGAGAGTTCATATACGTTCGCCACACCATCTAAAAATTCACCGTTTCCATTGAGTTCCGAACACGTCATATTTCCATTTACGACCACGTTTCCATCGGCGTACACGTGTGAGAATGATACTTTATCACTTGTAGAAGCGCCGTAGCCTGTGACGGTTTGTAAGGTTGGGACACCAGGGTTACTGGGAACGTTTGTGACTAAACCTGCATCCCCAAAAAAGAAACCATCCACTTTCACATAATCAAAAACCTGTATCCCATGTGTCGTAACATTTCCCTCATTCGTTACCGCTTGTAAATTAGATTCAAAAATGTATATGTCATCATAATACTTTCTATACGCCCTACCTCTCGCATCACACGGCATCTTGTAATTAGGCTACAATTTTATCAAACACTGCCCTCGCGCGAAATCATCTGGTTCTTCCTCTTTCATTTTGGGTATTTTGAATCCACCCTGTTTATACACGCGTAGACGTTTGTTATACATGGCGTGACACACTGACCACTGGTCGAATATATCGTAAATGTTCGGATTGTTCTTCTTCCCTTTCGTCTCACGCATGATTCGACCGATGGACTGGACGATGTCTGATTTGGGAGTTGCGAGAATCACCGTGTCGAGTGTCGGTATATCCAAACCTTCGTGTGCTTGACTGAACGTCGCGAAAATGATCTTTTTCTTACTAGATTCCGTGAGGTCGGCTTCTTTCATACCACCCATGTAGAGTCCAGATGTCTTCGGGAAACACTGCTGAAGCATCATACAGTGTTGACGGCGGTCACTCAACACGAGTAATTGTCTCGTACCCCTCGTGATGCGTTTAATGAGGTTGACCAACATCTCGTTTCGTTCACGGTTCTCTGTGAGTTCCGTGATCATCGTGGAAAGTGAGAGCTTCCCGAACCGTGTACACGGTGGGGGGTCTCTGAATCGAGAACACTCAAACTCTATGGGAAACACCTCCACGTCTTGTTGATTCTCCCGTTCTACCGCAAAAAATGTGGGACCCATGAACCAGTGAAGCACTTTTGTGAGTCCATCTTTCCTGTTTGGTGTCGCCGATAAACCGAATATGTGTTTGGGACACATCTTAAACAGGGATTGACTAAACACCTTTGCACATATGTGATGTGCCTCGTCTACGATGACTGTGCCTATGCTATCGAAATCACCGAACGAGTATTCCTTAAGGGATAGAGACTGTAACATGGCGATGACGAAATCATTTTCAACTTCCTTCTTGTTTTGTTGAACACGACCGATGGTCGCACCCGGACAAAACTGTTTGATTCGCTCTTCCCATTGATTCGCGAGGAATTCCTTGTGTACGATGATCATGGTTCGGTACCCGAGTTTACACGCGATGGCTAATGAAACGGTGGTCTTACCGAAGCCGCACGGAAGACTGAGGACCCCGTGACCTGCGTCAATAGCCGCAGCAAGTGCGGCGTTCTGATGGGTGGCGTCCCGGAGAGTTCCATGGAATCGGGTAGAAATTCGTGTAGGCATAGGTCTCTTATCTTCCACGGGTTCTCCAAGTTTACTAGTTCCGTAGTATCTTGGAACGCAGATTCCATTCTTAGTTGGTCTAAATACCTTGAAAGGGGGAGGAGGAAACCCAAAATCGTCATTGACTATGGCCCTTACCGTGAGCTCTTTTTTTATTTCTGGGGGCGGATTATTCACGATATATCCACTCCGTGTGAGCATTCTAGTCTATTAAAGAGTAAAAACTTTAATAGACTAGAAACATGACTGTTCTTAACGTGGAAGCAAATATTGAAAAGCTGACGAATGAACTCGAAAAGTTAAATCGTGAAATTTATAGACTTCAAGGGAGTCTCCGTGTGTTCTTGGGATTTAAGGAAGCGGGTCTAGAGGAGATTGATGTCCCTGAGAAAGAGGAGGAGTCTGAATCGTCTTAATCACCCACGCGTAACCACTGTGGTTCGCGACGTTCCAAGCACCACTAAAATTTGCTAATATTTTGACTTTGTCACCCTTAGCTAGAGATTGTACGGGTGTGTCACCTTCGACGGTACACATCACACGCCTGTATCTGAAAGGTACTTTTATAGTCAATACGTTACCTTCGAGTGGATCATCCACTCGGACCTTATTCATGATAAATTTAGATTTGGATTCGTGTAGACCGTGTATGTAGTCACGCACTCTATCGATTACCACGACACGCATGTACATCTTATCATTGTATTCATACATGGGTTCGTACACTTCACACTCTATTGGTATCATCCCTTTCTTGTATATATTGTTATTAAAATTAAAGCTATAAGTATGAATAGGATGTGTGTGACTAACACGGGTTGAAGAGGATACCGCGTCCCGAACTGTTCGTGACAAAATGAACGACCGACCTCTATGGCCGCTTCCATGCTCGAGTATGGTGTGTATCTCGGGGACATCATACCACACAGAGCCACGTGTTTGTTCTCACCAAAGAAAGGTACTTGTCCATGAAGACTCAAAACACCCGAAGACTGGTCGAATGTCCATGTACCATCTTTCCATTCTGCACCCCACCCTATGCGTACATTTCTCGGTTCGGGAACACCGAGTTGGCGAATCACCTCTGATTTCAAGGTATCTTCGTCCATGGATAACACCTGATCTGTGAGATCACACACAACACATGAGATGGTCTTACCATCGGCGAGAACCACGGGTTGTAACCGGAGTGGCGTTTCCATCCCGATTTCCAAATCCGAACGAATCTGTATCGATTCCTCGTAGTCGAGCAAAACGTTAATACACCCGTAAGTACTTGGACCTATCTTTTTTAGTGTATCTTCGCCCCAGTTGTTACCAATTAATTTGAGTGCCTTACTGTTATCTACACACAAGACGAGCAAACCATCGTTTATGGTCACACCGTCTGCGAATTTAGCCTCGTATCCATCCTCGAGATACTCAACAGACTCGAGGTGTGTGTTAAACATGAATGTGACACCCTTGTCTAGAAGCGCCTGCTGCATCGAATCACTCATCACTTTTCCAGATACTTTCTGTGTGTATTGTTTAGACATGCCCACGTGGTCGAAACTTTTTACGAACTCGTACGCGGACATGGTCTCCCATCCGACTCCATCCATGATGAACGTCAGCGTTTGAATCAAACGTTTACCACTCATCGTCATGTTTCCCAAAGCATCTTTGAGGGACACAGACTTGTATTTCGTAGGTCGAGTGAGTACACGTCCCGCGAGAGATACCAAGATTCCGTAGTCTTTGATACCTAAATTTCTGAACACGGTTTTGTAAACATCCGTCTTCGCAGGCTGAAACACATCGTCCCATTTTATGCCCATCTCTCTGAAAAGACTATCTGTGTTTACGAAGGCGTTATCAAACACGATTCTGTGTGCGTGTAAATCGCGAGTTTCAGTTTCTGGTTCCCACCACGAACCACCCGCCGATGGTTTGCGATCGTACACGATGACCTCGTGGTCGGTAGACCTAAGGAGTTCCCACGCGATAGACATGCCTGTGGGTCCTGCGCCTACGATGTGTACGCGCATTTATAATAAGGTACCAAAAAATTTAGGCTGGAAGATACAACACGTTACGCGTCAATTGGTAAAACACGAGAAGAGACACGGTCAAAAGTGTTTGAAAGTTGAGGTATTCCATGGACATGATGAGTAGGAACACGTTAAGAATCACGTGCATGGGTATGGGTTTCTCGGGTCCATATTTTGTGTAGAATCCGTACGTCGCCCCACCGGATAACAGAAGTGCATTAACCGCCGTGGCATACGATGGTCGGTACAGGAACCACGCCGTATACAGGAGTGAAACGTAAGATATGAATATAGACCGTCTACCGAGTTCCTTCATGCTGTCCACAATCAATAGAGGTTTCCTTTCCAACAGTTTAGATTCCCAGTGTGGACCAAGGATCAAGTAGGAAACATATAGGATTAAGAAAATGTACCACATTTTTTATTAGTATCGTAGAAAAAAAAATAAAAAAAATATTTTTTTCGAAACTTTTTTTGGAAAAAAGAATTGTAAAAAATAATTTTTTTTTCTAAAAATTTCCAGATACAAAAAAGTTTATTAAATTCTTTGATTTTTTACTCATACTTAATAATATAAAAATTCTATATAATTTTACCAACTAACGGGTATGATATTTTTTCGCTTTAGACATGTTTTAGACATACCTTCTACTTAAAGCTCGTCTTTTGGTTTGATGTATACATGCATAT